AGAAACATGTCAACTATAGGCAGAATCAATTATAGCACAGATATAGATACTATGCAAGTTAAATTGGGTATTTAATGTACCCAACAGTCACAATTACATTCGATGACTTGATTGATTGCTTCTTCTACACTAGGTGTAGACGGGAACAATGTACTGTTTGTGTAGTTAGAATCCAAATTAGGAGGAAGATTGTTTGGATTTAACTCAGGCGGTACACTGATAATTACGGGAACATTAGGATTAACTGGCTCAATGATAGTGCCAACTGGTACTAATGGATTTACTACTGGATTAGGATCTCCTGTTAAGATTGGAGTAATATCACCTGGCTTAGTTGCATCTGTTGGATTAAATCCATATGTAACATCATTTGGTGATATGATTGGTAAATTAGTACCATCTGGTGCTGTATAAACATTAGGTGGATAGTTTGGCAACGCACCTGGTGCGGGAACGTACAGTCCACTAGGATTCGGTAATGTTACTGTGTTTGGGCTTGATGGATCAAATTGTTCCGGAGCCGATAGATCAAATTGTCCAGGCCATGCAGGTGGAGTATATGACTCGCCATTTGGACTTGGTATGCCATCAACTGCACCTGCGATAGTGCCATTAGTTGTAAGTGTTTTTAATTCTACTGGAGTTAGAGTATCATTTAGATTATTGTCTAACTCAATGCCCAATGTTTGCAATCGTGCTTGATTGCGCTCTTGTCTCATCATACCAATTGCACTTTGACCACCGGTACTGCTAACATTAACAATTGCTTCAATTGTTTGCGCACTCATATGAGGTCTAGTGTCTTGTGAGAAGGTTGGCATTGAATCAGTAAACGAATACAATGACATTGGGTACGTATTCAAGAAATAATCTTTTGGTACCGGTACAGGAATAAGTCCTGTATAACGTGTTCTGTGTTCACGCTTTAAATTAGTACCAATAAGATTCCAATATGTATTCAAATGTGTTGATGCGTCTACGTTATTATTTTGAATTGATACAATTTCGTTGTTGGCAGCGGTGATATAACTTTGAACTGTAGCGTTCATGGGGCTTTGCCAACCAGTAGTACCTGCAGAAGTATTAGTTAACCCGGTATAACCATATGCAGTGGGGGGACATTGAATAGTCGCTGTTGGAATAGTAGTAGTATCAGTACCTGAACTAGTTAATGTTACAGAAGTAACTCTACCGAATGTGCCGCCGCCATTTGAGGCTGCACTAGCATCATTGGTTCCAATAGTGCATGTTGCAGTTGCACCACTACCTCCTGCAATAGTAATAGTGGGTGCCGCGGCACCGCCACGACCATAGCCGCCACCGTCTTGTGTAATTGTTACACCCGTAACATTATAATACGTAGTAAATACAGTCGGAGGAGATTCGACTACATAAGAGGTATATTGTACACTCACTGTAGCAGGTTCCCATGTCACTGCTAGGAAAAGTTCACGATAGATATTGGCTAACGTTGTTGTAGATAATTGATTGATTCGTTCATAAATCAACTTCCATGGATAAGGAAGACCTGACATGCATCCAAACATATCAGAGTAAGTGTATGATCCATATGGTCCACTACCCAATGCACATACTAGCATACTGTAATCTGTTGCAGTTTGGCTGGTTGGCTTATCAGTACCAGCAGTTAAAGGCAAGTCAGTAGTATTTTCCATACCTTTTACTGCTCTTGCAAATCTTTCAAAATTGCAATACTGAATATTTCTAATCTGTCTCATCGTAAACGAGAATGCGCCGGCTGCAATTGCTTGATCGTATGGAATAATATCTCTAATATACGAACCGAAGCCAGTTGGTAGTTCTCTGTAATTATTAGGTGATGTTGCTATTTCACTAGTAGAAGGAGTACCTGAAGGTAACTGTGTTCCAACATATTCTTTGATTGCAGGAGTATCAAGTTGACTGTTGACACCACCATTACTATAAATTAGATAATATGTTTTACTATTAGTAGGCAATCCAGGTGATGCATTATACACAGGCACTGTCATAGAATTGTAACTTGTTGGGAATATCTTTTTAATATTCAACATATCAGCAAGTGTAGTTAAGCCGGGTGTTTTAACTTGCATAGGTGCAAGTACATTTACTAAATTGATTCCAGTAATAATTAAGAATGCACCATAGATTTGTTGTTCTTGTTGCATTGATACATTAGTGTTAGTACCTGAAGTGATGGAAGAAATATCTGAGTTAGATAAACCTGCCGCTAACAATGCTAAACTTACATCTTGTGTGATAGCACTGTTCTTACCTAAGTTGCGTAATAGATTAGAAGGCATTCCAAAAGTTGCAATGTCTTGTAGATTAATGCCAGTGCCTAAATTAATCAAGTCATTACCAAAAGGAATACTTGCTAAATTTACACCAGCAATATCTGCACTAATCAGATCACTCATGTTGCTATACACTCCTTCAAGGAATGCATCTGAGTCTTTAGCGGCTAAGATTGCTTGATTAGAGTAGGTGAGCCAACTACTTGCTGTCATAAATGACGAACAGAATTCTTTATATTCGGGAGTTGCTAAAGTTACGCTACTACCGTTATAGTTAAACTCATTCCATGCTTGTAGTGCATGACAGCGGATCCAGCCCCATTGAGTTACAGACTTGTTTGGATTTGTTGTATTATACGGATACCAAGTGGCTTCTTGTCCTTGTCCTTCATTGTCGGTCAAAGGATCTCCGGTGCCGTCAAGTGGATAACCTGACGTAGCAGGTCCGGGTAATACACTAGAGCCTACCTTTTGGGTGCCATACGCTACCGCAGTAGTAGTCCATACACCTGCAGGGTCTTCTACGATATATGTAGGTGGTTTTGAGTTACCTAATCCTGGTATTGTTCCTGCACCAATACTGATTAGATTATTGTATGTAGCGTCTGATAATGTTTTTGTGGCGCCTGGTACTGCTACTCCGCGAAGGTAACCATCATTGATAGCCCAAGTAAGTAGTCTCAATACTGTTTGCTGTACTAGACTACCGAACGTATACGTGGCATTAGTCTTGCTTGCACCCATGTAAGACGCAGCCACAGGGTTAATATTGAGACCGGTATTTGCTAATATCGATCCTAATACATTAACACCTAATGGACTTTGTTTACCTGAATCTGCCATATGTTTTCTTTATGGCACAAACACGTCAGGGCTTCCGTCAACGATATGGTGTCCATCACCGCAATCATTACCAGAGCCTACACGTAGAACGGCGACACCTTCAGCAAATACAGTAGGACTACCTTCTGTTGTTTTTGCTGCCGCATGCTTTTTCTTACCATGCGGAGTAATATCACTTACGTGCAAGCCTACTGCAATGCCATTAGCAAAGACAGTTCCGGCGCCACGAACGATTTTACCACCTACTTGGTTAGCATCGCCTTTTCTACTTAGTTTAGCCATTTATTATCCTAAAATTAACTTCTTATCCGGTAACTTGATGCCAGTAGTCGCTTCAATATATTTGACTTTGACTGAGGCATCGGTTACTGCATAGAGAGTAACGCTATTAGTATTTAGTCTTACCTCAGCCTTCGGGTCTGAGGTAAAGATGCTGGGAACTAAACCCATACCCTGTGGGCCCGGTGCAACTGAGCAGGGCTCTCCTAAAATAATTTCGGTTCCTTCGATTTTTTTAACTTTAGAGATAAGTTCTTCTCCTGAGTTAAGTTTAAAGGTATACACTTCATCGATTGTTAAGTTCATAATTTCTCCTGTACAGTACTTATCTTGATATTAGGTGGTTGATACGAAATATTCGTTTTTGTTGGGACCAAACTCTATAGTGGGTATTACCCATTTATCCCAGTTGCCAGTATCAATTCTTGATATTATTAGGTCAGCACATAACTTGTTGTACTCAGGTGTTAAATGTCCAGATATCCACTTAGTATTTTCTTTCACGTTATGAGCATCTAAACCCAAAGTCTGCATTTGTTTTTGGTAAATAGAAAGTAGATTTTTATCTGTAGGTAAAATGTTAAGTTCCCAATCCATGCATGGAACTAAGATAGTATCAGGTCTAACAGTTGATACTTTTTCTATCATCAATCTACAATCATCAGTATCTTGGTCGTAATCTAGCATCTTATACCAAATACGCACTTCTTCCAACGCACTTAGTTCATCATCTGAGAGTTTTTGTGAAATTTCATATAGACTTTCTAAATGAGCAATATTGGCTACCGTATGTTTTACATTGTTTAATGTAATCTCATGGTCATGTCTAGCAGGGGATGTTATTAGAAAGATGTTGATATCATTTAAGTGATGTGTATTCATAAACTGTCTATAACAGTAATAGATAGACGCACCACTTACAGCATAATTTGTTATGTTACAATTGTAATGTTGTTCTAGTAACTTTGACCAATGATAGTTAAAACCAATGTCATAGTTATCATTAATCTTGGGTAGAGATCCGGTGCCAAAACTATCACCGTACAATCCTACCCTAAGATTGTGCATAGTTAGGCTACCAGTTTTTGCTTGAGTTCAGTGAACCCACCGATTAGTTCGCCGTCTAAAAAGATTTGTGGAACTGTTCTAGCAGTAGGTACTGCTTCTAATAATTCTTCTTTAGTATATCCGTCACCAATTTTCTTTTCTTCGAATTGGATGCCTTTTTGTGTTAAGAGTGCCTTTGCTTGATCACAATAAGGGCAATGGTACTTACTCCAAATAACTGCTTTCATTTTTGTTTTCCTTATAAATTTGGTAGTTCATCATAATTGATGCTATCACTCATAACACCGATTACATAGTTAGTTGATTCGTTTTCTTGTAGTGCTGTTTGCTTCTTGCTAGTGTCAACGTGCTTGTTAAACCAAGGTATAGGAGTAGACTTAGGCGCAGAATTCAAGTACTTGATACCAATTTCTTTCAATGCAGAAACAGCAGTAAAATCTACGAAATCTTTAAGAATGTTTGCGTTAAGACCAATGACTGGTCCCATCTTAAACAAATAATTGGCCCATTCTTTTTCTTCACGTATAACATCCATGTATAGTTTATAAACTTCTTGTTCACATTCTTGTTTAACGATTGCGAAACGATTATCTTCTTTGACCACTTGATTAATCAAATAAGCAGTCCAGCCTTTGTGTAACAACTCATCTTGTAGAATCAAACTAATAATGTTGCCGTTGCCCATGAAGATTTTGTTTTCTACCATTGCTAAACTTGTAGCAAACGAAACCATAAATCTAAATGCTTCTAGTGCATATGATGCATGAAGTGCCATCCAAATAGCACGAATATGTTCCATCTCATCTACACTTTGACCTAACTCTTTTGCACAGTTTACTCGGTGCAAGTCATCATAGTAATTACCTACACTAGATGCCATGTCAACAATTTCAGTTGTGTCATGGATAGTGTTAAACACTTCTTTTGGAACATTATAGATATTACGAATGATGTGACTATATGAACGTGAGTGAATGTTAGTCTCAAAGAATGTCCAGTTATAGATAAGTGCTTCTAGTTCAGGTAAACTGACAACAGGAGCAAACACTTGACTGGGACCACGACCTTGTAAACTATCTAATGCGGTTTGACGTAATACGTTACTAGTAAAAATATGTTTAACTGCATCGCTTGCATCTTTAAAATCATTAGCGTCTTTAGACAATGCGATTTCTTCTGGTACCCAAAAGAAGCCACGTGCCGTTTGTTCAAAATCGACAATCTTTTTGTATTTTACTTCTTCGAAACGCTGAATAGTGACTGGCCCTGCAGGGTCTAGAAACATTTTACGTGATAGATAGTCTGTCTTTGTGTTTAAATTGTATTGTTGTTTACTCATAGTTTGCAAGCCTCACAGTCTTCCATGTCATCAAAATCGATTGCTTCAAGGGCCGGGGTCTCTTCGTCTTGTTGTTTACTTCCGGCTTTGTTAATTAAACTGTAATAGAATGTCTTTAAGCCCCAATAGTGTGCTTGCATCAAGTTCTTAGCGATTAACGTTGTTGGAATCTTTCTATCTGCAAAGTGTGCAGGATTGTAGAACGTGTTAGTTGAAATCGATTGGTCAACATATGCCGCTAATACACTAGCAGTCTTTAGATATGCATCACAATCTTTCTGTTCCCACATCATTTGATATTTGTTTTTTAGTTTAGCATACTCTGGTACAACTTGAATAAAAGAGCCTGCTTTAGATTCTTTAACAGAAATCAAACTCATTGGCATTTCAATACCGTTTGTAGAGTTGATAACAACTGAACTAGACTCAACCGGAGCGATTGCCATTTGCGTAGCATTGCGTACTCCATACTCTTTCATCTGTGTACGTAATGTTTCCCAATCAAGTTCAGGAGCAAAGTTTGCAAGTTCATTGACACCGTTTGCCCTGCGTTCCCAAGGGAAGATGCCCTTACCATACCATGTCTTAGACGAGTCAACACATGCACCGCGTTCTTTAGCAAGTTCAACACTTGCTTCTGTTAGATAATATGCTTGATATTCTGTCCAACTCTTAACGTCTTGTAGTGCATCTTTGTCTCCATATCTGTAACCACGCTTTGCATGCCAGTATGCAAGATTAGTAACACCAATGCCTAATGGACGAATTTCATCATTAGATAGTTTAGATTGAATACTTAAGAAGTCTTGATAATCCAATATATTATTGAGGCTACGATGTAGAATACGGCAAGCGCGGCGCATATCTTCAGGATTGCGGAACGCACCCCAGTTAATCGATCCGAGCGTACATAGTGCGATACGACCATCAATATCATCAAGACGTTTAAAAGATTTAGTAGGAAGTAGAATTTCACAGCAAAGATTAGATTGATAAATTGTATGATATTCTGTATCGAACGGACCTTGATTCATTACATTGTCAATGAATACTAGATAGATACGACCGGTATCTGTTCGTTCTTTAAGAATACCTGACTTGAACACTTCTTCTGCATTCATAGTCTTCTTGCGAAGGTCTTTACGCTTTTCATATTTTACATATAGTTCTTCAAATAACGGAGTGTTTGAATAGAATGCTTCATATAAATCAGGAACTTCGTTTGGATCAAAGAAAGTTATGTTTTCTTTGTTTTTAAATCGTCTCCAGAAGAAAGCACTAAGCACAACCCCATAATCCATATGACGGACTCGGGTTTCTTCGGTTCCTTGATTGTTT